GTCTAATAGCCATATATACTTTTGTAAGATTATTATTTATTTAAATTATTTATTTAAATTATTTTATTGAAGTATTTATTAACCGTAGTATATACTAAAAATTGACGGACTGTTAAATGCATTTACAATCAAAGGTTTTGCATATACCATAACTATGCAATATTTACTCGTTCTAAAAATTGATCTATATACTCAACCTACTTATATTTAGTATACATTCTTGAATGCGAACTGCTTTACAACAAACAGACGCGTTCGACAGTCTAACTGCACGCTATCTGAACCGAGTCAGTCCAGGACGCCCAGAGGCTTCCAAACCTCTGCCTGGAAGAACTCAGATTTATGGCGCAATTATTCATGCGACAGAGACAGGGCGATTTGCCCTTATACAGGGACGACAAACTGGAAAATGGTCTTTTCCAAAGGGACATGTCAACCGATATGAAACTCCATTCGAATGTGTATGCCGAGAAGTCGCGGAAGAAATCGGCAAGGATTCTCTTCCGAGCCCTATGTACGCTGTTCCTCTGCGTGTTGGCTATTACTATTATTTCAATGTTGGCGAAGAATTTGAACTCGCTCCGCGGGACACCCTCGAAGTCATGAATATGGGATGGTTTACACTGGATGAAATGCGTCACATGCGTCTAAATGTAGATGCATCAACATATGTACGTAATCAACAATAAATTAATACTATTTGATTGATTGATAGATTTTTAATCAGTCTAAGAGCAAATGTGTAGGTTATTGTAGTAGAGAGTAAGATGACATTTGTTCCTCAAAGTAGCAACCAAGGAGCACTCTTTGAGCTCGTTGCACGTGGACAGAAAGATACATTCTTCTCTGTTGATCGTGAATCAAGTCTCTGGGCTTTCAATAATGACTATGATTCAAGTGCACCTTTTTTATATGAACGTCGCACAACTGTTCCTCTAAATGCTCCGCTCTTTGGGAATACATTTGAAGTGGAAATTGATAAATATGGAGATATACTCACTGACTGTAGTCTTCTTGTCGAACTGCCTACATGGCTTCCTCCACTTCCCACACAATTCGGCGGTGTTCCGACAGAGCCTGGAATTGCAAATGCTCTTCACTGGATTCGTGATGCCTCTGGTGTCTCTTATGGTTACACAAACTATATTGGATATTTCCTCTTTGAAAAGATACAATTCTATCAAGATCAGATCTTACTCCAAGAGTGGTCTGGAGATGCTCTTATGGCTCTGAGTTCTACAGAGGGATCTTGGAATTCCACATTTTTAGATCAGGCGACAGCGGGCATGACAGCACCGACCGACCGACTCATGGCCTCACGAGCCACGCCTCGGTTGATACGTCTTCGTCTCCCTCTTCCAGGTCTTCAAACTCCTGGTGACGGTGGATTTCCCCTCTGTTGCCTTCCATCACAGAACTATCGATTTCGCATCAAATTGCGTCCTCTTGAACATCTAGTTGTCTGCTCTGATCCCTCTATTATTAAACCTGCACCATGGAATGTTCCAGAATTTCAGTATACGTTTCAAACGGGTCAGACATATCGATTTGCCCCCATTGACCGAAATAAAATCGGACAGCCGACGATCATGTTGGAAACTTCACAGGCCTATGTTCCTGACGATGTCAAAACTGGATTACAGACTCGTACTCTTACGATTCCATTTCGTAAAGTCTTTGAAAACATCTTTACAATGGGTGAACTTGACTATGTCGCCATTGATCGTGGTGGAACTGCACAAGTGACACGACGCCTTGATGCACGACATATGGCTGAGCGAGCAGTGTTCTTCTTTCGTACTGCTCAAGCCATTGATCGCAATGATCTCTCTGACTTTATTAATCCTATCGGTGGTGGAGGTGGATCCTTCTATACAAATTTGAAACTTGTGATTGCAGGTCGTGATCGTGAACACAGCTACGGCGATTTAGTTTGGCGTGATCTTCAAGCACATGCAAAAGATGAACGCGACAATGGTTTGAATATTGGAGAGATGCGATGGAATCTTGGTGATGTCTTTGAACGCGAACGACCCTCTGCACGACAACCCGAAGGTGCAGTGAATTTCTCAACAGCAGATCGTCCTACCCTGCATATTCAATTACAAAATGTACCTGTTCAAATCACAACGGGTCAGAGAAATACTGAGATGCGAGTCTTTATTGAGTCATGGACTGTCTATGAAATTCAAGAGGGCCGTGGTCGTCAGCTTTTCGGTGCATAAGACAGATGTATTTAATTCTGATTATTTTGGCAGTATCTGCTCTATTTTCAGTACTCATTCTACTTCCATCAATCACTGCAGGAATACGACTCCCAGATGATTCATCGAATTTTGATATTATTGTATATACCCTTTATCGTGTGCTCATTGTTTCAGTGTCTACTGTAATACTATGGGCTATCAGTATTTACGCCTATAAATTTTTCTTTACATAAATAAGTAATAAAGATGATTGGCGAAAAAGCCTACGTACGTCGTATTGGCCTTGTCACAATGCCAACAGGACCTATTAAAAAGAAAAAAGGTGTTTCTTATATTACGGAAAGTAATATTAAATGGTTTGCGGAGAGGGGTATTGATATTTTACCCATTCCCTACGATACCAAACAGCCCGAATCCTATTTCAAAAAGATTCATGGACTGTATTTACAAGGTGGTCCTGTATATGATGCAAAATATATGCACACTGTTCAACGCCTATTAGAACTTGCAGAATGGGCAAATGATCATGGCGAACATTTTCCTGTCTGGGGAACATGTCATGGTCTTCAATCCATGTTAATGATCTATGGTCGTTTGGCACTAGATGGAAGTGATCTTGGTGATTTTAATTCTCAGAACTCCTATATGGCAAACTTGCGTATAAGTGTAACCGAACAACGTATGTCACATATGTTATCGACCTTTTCTCCACAGTTTCTAAAATATTTGAAAAAGGGTGAACATGTCATCTTTAAACATAAACATGGCCTTTCACCACGTGAGTTCTATGCAAATGGATCACTGCCACATATATTTCGTGTTATAGCATCAACCGTGGATAGAGATGGAAAGCCTTATGTAAGCCTTATTGAAGGAAAGAAGTATCCATTCTATGGAGCACAATTTCATCCTGAATTAGTGCCCGCATTAGAACCATTCCGTGATTTTTTTGTAGAAGAAGTAATGAAAAATGATCGACCAAAGATTCATAGACGAATAAAAACATTCAAACGTCTATACACCTCTCGTAAGTGTGCAACGCGCAGAAATAAAGAATATTATAAAGTGTTTAATAATTCAGATTGTTACTTTTTTGATTAGTTGATTTCATCAACTAGAGGCGAGTTGTACAAGCCATTGTGCAGTGGATTGAGCATTTCCTGCCTGAATAAGTTTCGTTGGTTTTCCACGAACTATCCCAAGCATTGATGGAATCGATGACACACCGCAATAGCCCGCTGAAAACTGATTTTCATCTACATCACACAAAAACCACGTTAGATTATTATTTAGACTAACGAGTTTATCGAGTGGTAGATTATTACAAGGACCACACCATTTAGCTGTAAAGAAAATGACTATATGTGTTGGAGCATCTTTTACTTTATTTTGTAGGAGTGCCTCTAGATACTCCTGGGTGAGGGGGTTCATCTGTTTTTTGATCTGCTCGTTGATCGCTTTCTGACTCTGTGCCATTTTTGTAATTCTTATATACTCTCCAGAACGTCATGCTTAAGCTGGAAATAATCACAAATCCAATTGCAAAGACAAACATAGATGATTCAACAGTTGGTTGTTGTGCTCCTCCCACTGTTTTTGTTGTTTGTTGTAGAGTTTTAGCTACTTCTGATGGATTAACTTCACGAACACTTGTTATTTGATCTAACATTTCTGGACCCTGTTCAGCAACATCTTGTGCAGTTTGTACAGTTGACACTGTAATTCCATATGCAGTACGTAGACTTTCTCCAATTCCTCGAATTAAAGGTGCGAAATTATTCAGAACTGGAATATAATCGAGGACTACACTCGATGTATCAAATACCCATGCTGTCATGACTTCAAGAGCATTTGGACACATTAAATCACGATTCGCAGGTTCAGGTGCTCCAAAGAAACGATAGTTTTGATCAAGAAGTTGATCAGGTCGTATAAAGAGTTGGTAGAGTTTATAGAGCCACCAGAAAATAGCGATAGGTGCAAAAATAAATGAGAAGAGACTTATGAGACGTATATAACCTGATAATTTATCACCCACTAAGAATGAATCACCTCCTAGAATGCCTGTAAAGATAAGAACGAGTGCATAGATTAGGAAATAATAGTGTTTATCTTGAGATTCCTTTGAACCTGTTCCCATAAACATTGCACCTGCAATACCAAGTGGTCCGTAGAAAGGATTTGAAGGACCTGCAAGTTTCACCTGAGGCTGATTAAATGTTGCCTGAATTGCATCATAAAACCAGATAAATCCAAATGTAATTGCATTTAGAAAGATCTTACCTATCATTCCAAGAGGTGAACGTAGATACAACATATCAAGTCCAGCCCATCCTAAAAATACTGCAAGTATCCAATACCATGTGTAATTTAGACTGGATGAATTCCAATATTCTAGACTTGTTCGGTAAAAGGGATTGCCGAACATTACCTCTACTTAGACACAGACTCATTATACATGGATGTATAGGACACACGTATAATAGAATTTATTGAAGTAGGGTGGTTCTTAGATTGTAAAGAGTAGACCACCGTACCCATTGACTACACGGAATACATTGTTGTTTGTAGCAAAGACACGAATATGGCAATTACCACGTGATACTGTCGGTGGCATTTCTAGGAAAGGATTCATTGTAATTTGCCAATTTACACTATCAATACGACTTGCATTCAGTGATCCTGTTGGTTGCATATCTTCAGGACGTAATGCAATCGAATAGACATAAATAAAATTATCAACAGGTGTTGTTGTATGGTGTTGATAAGGTTGTACTAGTCTGAAATACGGTGCATCACGTACTTGGAAACGATCATATCCATCCAGTTGTAAGAGTGCCGTAGCAATTAGATCTGTGCGTGTTTGACCATCATTCAAATACGGTAAAAGTGCTGGTTGTACAGGCTCATTAATAGCAAGACTACTGAAGTTAAATGGTTCATGTGCCTGTTGCATGATATCACGTTGGGCTACAAATATGAATTCTTTGATTGGATGATTAAAATCAACTTTGATATTCACACTCTGTTGTTTAGCAGTCACAGGAATAGGTGGCGTGTACTGTATCTGTTCAATCAAATACTCATGACTTTGGCTGACAAATCGACGACGCTCTTCTGTATCCAAATAGACATAGTCACCCCATAACATCATGCTCGTGATTTGTGCAGGATTTACAAAGGGTTGAGGGCAACTTTCATCTAAGAGACCTTGTTTGTAAAATAAGTTTTGAAGAGGTGCAAGGGTAATATTGATGCGAATTGGGTGATATTGTAAGGCTAATAATGGAATATAGAGACCTGGATTACGACAAAAATAGAATTGAAGAGGAATATACAGTCGGAGACCAGGTGAATTTTGCCCTGGAATTAAGTTTGGTGGTGCATAACCATCTACGCGACCAATCATAGCATTCAGTGCATCACGTTGTCCAGCAGGTGTAGAGAGCTGTGTCCAGATCTCCATCCATTCGCCCGTTTGTCGATCGATCTCTTGTTCACCCACTTCAAATGTAATCTCTTGGATGAGTGCATGACCAATAGAGTTTACATAGGAAACAGGTGTGTTTAGGCCATCTTGTAGAGTTAGTCGTGGTAAGAGAACATCGAGATAAATACTACCAAGTAAATCACCGCGACGTGGTATGAGACAAGTGATACGTTGACCAAAGTTCGGTGTACCATCAAAGTACATCGGTTGCGATTCCACTGCAAAATTTGTATGACGACGATACACTAATTTAAAAAATGACATTTGAGGATTCCCCGTGAGGAAGAGATCCTGTTTGCCTTGCGCGACGAGCTGTAATAATCCACCGCCTGCTGGCATCCCTGTTGAAGGTTCCGGAACTTTATGATGAAGATTTTATTGACACTATGTGGATCTTAGTAATCTGTAGGCAGGATAGAAGATGAGCGGAAATGGTACAACGATACCAGTACTGAATGGCGGATTTGTAACCTTAGATACACAAATTAACGGGCAAAATCAGTCCCAGCTTTACTTTCGGCGATTTGAAGGAGCTAAGGCGACAAGTGATGGATCATTTTATTCATTAGAGCCTGCACAGACAACAGATCCTAGCATTCGTATAAACAAATTTGATAGTGTAGGGAATGTTGTTGCAACTGGATACTTGTATGATACAGTTATTAATCAACCTTCTGGTGGTGGAGGTGGTGGAGCAACAGGGTTTCAGGGACCTACTGGACCTGCTGGATTAAATGGTACAAATGGTACAAATGGTACGAATGGCGTAGATGGTTCTCCAGGACCTACTGGACCTGCGGGTACTAATGGTGAGCAAGGACCTACTGGACCTGCTGGGATAAATGGAACAAATGGAACAAATGGTGAGCAAGGACCTACTGGACCTGTTGGTACCAATGGTTCTCAAGGACCTACTGGACCTGCTGGTGCAAATGGAAGTCAAGGACCTACTGGGCCTGTTGGTCTTTCGAAACAAATTTCATATATTCAAAATCAAAATGTACTTGTGGGTGCTGGATCGCCGTCATCAGGTTATACTGCAACTACATTTGGATCAACATTCTCAGTATCAGTAACAGGTATATATATTATAAACTTTAATGTAACATTTAATACAACAAGTGCAGGTGTTACAGTTGGAAATGGCGACATGTTAGGAATGCGAATAACACCTATACCATTAGGTGCAGGTGCAGGTGTATATTTTAGACCATGGACTATTTTAACAGGTTCTGGAAATAGTTATACAATAAATCAAACAATCACTGCAATACTTGATAGTACAAAAACATATCAACCCTACTATGAAACATATAATCTTTCAAATAGCTTAGCATTACCAGCAACAACATATGCCCTTAATATTACAAGTTTATGTAGCTAATTCAAAAATAGTTAACTAATAGAAACACTATGTCCAGTCAGAAATCTCTGGATCTGAATTTCGTTACATTACGGAAGATCTATGCATACAATGATGCAACAAATGCAAAGATTACTCCGAACAACGTCCTCACTATGACATCCACAGGAGAAGCAAAATGGCTTCCATCATCGGGTGGTGGTGGCCCTACTGGATCTTTACCAGTTGGACAATGCTGGGGAGATGCATTAGTTTACAATGATGTTACATCATCATGGGAAACTATGCAAAATAAAATCCATATGGGTTGTGGTGCAGGGCAGACAGGACAGGAACAAAACACTGTAGCTATTGGAATAGATGCTGGTAATTCAGATCAAAAAAATTTATCAGTTGCTATTGGATTCGGGGCTGGAAAAGTAAATCAAGGCTATGCAAGTCTTGCAGTGGGATATGAACCTGGTAAAGAAAATCAAGGAAGTTACTCACTTGCTATAGGAAGTGCTGCAGCGCAATTTAATCAAGGTGATAGTGCAATTGCAATTGGACAAGTTGCAGGTCGAATGAATCAAGGTGCGAATGCATGTGCAATTGGATTTTTAGCAGGTAATGAATATCAAGGAACTGGTACAATTGCTATTGGAATGCAAGCAGGGTACAGTTTACAATCTGAGAATGGTATTGCTGTTGGATATCATGCAGGCTATACAGGACAGCATGAAAGTGCAGTTTCTATTGGTACAAATGCAGGTGAATTTGGACAACTAGCTAATTCAATTGCTATTGGTCTTAATGCAGGTGAATTTGGACAACAAGCTAATTCAGTTTCAATTGGTCGTAATGCAGGTCAAATAGATCAGCAAATAAATTCTATTGCTATTGGAAATACTGCTGCACAAAATAGTCAGCAGTCCTATTCAATTGCAATAGGTGTAGGTGCTGGTAATATATCACAGCAATCCAATGCAGTTGCAATCGGACATATTGTAGGTGTTAATACTCAGGATCAATATGCTATTGCTATTGGATATGATTCAGGTACAAATACACAAAATCAATTTGGAATTGCAATTGGCGGAGGTGCTGGTTCAACGAATCAAGGTGCTAATTCTGTTGCAATTGGAAAAAGTTCAGGTAGTTTTGAACAACAGACAAATGCTGTTGCTATTGGTAATAATGCAGGTAATACGCAACAAAGTAATAATGCTATTGCAATTGGTCTAAGTTCTGCACAATTTAATCAATCTATTGATGCAATTGCAATTGGTAATAATGCAGGGTATAGAAATCAACAAGAACGGTCTATTGCGATTGGTTCATATGCTGGATCAACATTTCAGCAATTCTATTCAGTGGCTGTTGGATATAATGCAGGACAAACTTCACAAGGTACAGGTACTGTAGCTGTTGGACATAATGCAGGAAATGATACACAAGGAGATAGTGCTATTGCAATTGGTCAAGGTGCTGGTGCAAAAAATCAGGGTAAAAACTCCATTGCAATAGGAGCATATGCAGGAAACGGGTCACAAGTAAATAATAGTATAATTATTAGTGCAACTGGCACTATACTCAACTGTGCACAAGCAGGATTTTTTGTCAATCCTGTTCGACAACAGACTGCACTTGATACAAATATAGTTTATTATGATGTGAACACTTCTGAACTTTATTATGATTCTGCAGGAGGTGCTGGAGGTCCTACTGGACCTGCTGGTGCAAATGGTGTTACAGGGCCTGCTGGTACAAATGGAATAAATGGTGTTACAGGACCTATTGGACCTACTGGACCTACAAATGTAGCATATACTTATCAAAATGTATTACTTGCATTTGGTTATCAAGGATATAACTTTGTATATAGAAGTATAGATGGCGGAATTACATGGAATGTAAATTCTTCATTCCCATCTTGGTGGGGGCAAGGTGCATACTATAATGGTGCAAAATGGATTGCTGTAGGTAGTGCTGCAGGAGGTAGTTTACCAGGAATATCATATAGTTTAGATAACGGTGCTACATGGACTGCATCAGGTATTTCAGGTGGTTTTACCGTAGGTGGAAGTGGAATTACATGGAATGGAAGTCGATGGGTAGCAGTTGGTTCAGCAGGTATTCCTGCAACAGACACAACAATTAAATATAGTAATGATAATGGTTTTACATGGTTAAATGCATCAGGTACTACATTTTCATCCTTTGGTACTAAAGTTGCATGGAATGGTTCTATGTTTGTTGCAACAGGAGATAATGGTACAACTGTACCTATGTTAATTAGTTCAGATGGTATTACATGGAGTGTACCTGCAACTGTTCCAAATGTATTTTCAACAGGTGCAGATGTTGCATGGAATGGCAAACGATGGGTAGTTTGTGGATATTCTTCTGCATTTGTTGGCGGAATTGCTATTTTAACAAGTACTGATGGCAATACATGGGTACAAGCATCAGGACCTACTGTGACTAATTTACAGTCTGTTGCATGGAATGGATTAATGTTTGTTGCAGTTGGTGCTGGCATTGTAACAAGTACTGATGGTCTAACATGGACTGCACCAACATTACCAGCTGGTGTATTTACAATCGGCTATACAGTTACATGGTCAGGAAAAGAATGGATTGCAGGTGGTGAAGCTCCTGCAGTTATTATGAAAAGTTCTGATGGAATTACATGGACCGTTGATTCTACTGTACGATATACTCAAAAATATACAAGTATAGTTTCAAATAATGTTTGGAATGGTTTAGCCCCTACTACACTAAATGATGCAATTACTCGATTATCAAAAACTATATTTACGTTGTCAGGTGGACAATTTATTCTATAATCAATTAAATCTATTGATACACTGGTAAATAGTACTGTCCACCATTTACTTTGAATGGTACATATCCCTGTAGTGTCTTTGGACCAGCGTCAATTGTTGTTGCCTGTCCAAATTGTCCATTGACTTCAACAAAATAGTCATTTGAATCATTTGTAAAGAGTGTCTCTGCAGGTGTTATAAACATACATTCTTGTGTTCCAAATTTTGCAGTAATAAGGGGTGGGCCCAATAGCTGTGTACACTCTAAACTAGTTGTTCCTTCATATATTTTACTTGTGTACATCAAATTGTTTCGAAGAAAAAGATCTTGACAATTCATCGGTGATTCCACCTGTATTGTTCCATTTAATGAATATGCTTTGAGTATATCTGCTTTGAGTACATTATTTCCAGTGGTCTGTGAGATTTGTGTTGGACTGTACGGTGAAATAAGGTAAGGATTTGCATTATTTGATATAAATAGATTTGCATTACGCTTTTGTTGATAATGCTCCATTGTTGACATCTTGCTACTTTGTGAGGGTGGTAAATCTTTAGATAAGATCTCTATGTAGAAATTTACCTAAAGATCTTATCTGGACAAACGACAGGTATGGCATCGGTGCCCAAATATTATCAACCTTATGTGTCCGATGAAGAAAGTCGAGAAAGTGATGACAGTGACACTGATTCAGATCGCTCTTCGGATACGTCAGATTCGGCAGCAAAAGATCTAGATGATCCTCGTTATGCGATTATAAGGGCATCTGGACCACAATTTACAACAATTAACGAACAGCTTCTATATCAACGAGGCAAAGCCCTTGGTTCAACCTATGTACCAGATGCAAGTGCAAATATTATGCAAAATTCACTACTTTATAAAGATCCGAAAAAGACAATTCAAACAACACTTTTTAGTTTTAAAAGTCAAAATCGTGATACAAATGTATGGCCCACATCAAGTGACTTTGAAATTAAATTACCTCGCCCCTACAAAAATGTTACCCAAATTCAACTTGTTCAGGTATCGTATCAATATTTTCTAAATACAATTATTGATCAATCTGGAGCACTCAGTAGTATTGTTGAATTTTTATCTACAATTGGTTTTAAAGATGCATCTGAATGTCTATGTTGTTTTAATAATACTGCAAGTATTCTCAATTCTATAGCCTTTACCGAAGTCGGTCGATCCGATCCACTCGATCCAACAAAACCACTTATTCATACAGTCACTGTTCGAGGTGGTAGATATGATAATAACTTATTAGCCCAAGAGATAAACTATCAATTAAATAAAACTCCACCATTCAATTTAATTTCATACGCTGAACACAGGACAAAATTTCGTTCAAGTAAAAATTTAGATCATTTATTCAATGAAGGTGGAAATTATTTTTATAATCATTCACAAAATCAATTTCTATCGAATCCCACGCGTAAAGATATTCATAATCACTACTTTACAAATTTATATGTACAGTCAAATTCTCAACCTACAGAGAATGAGACATTTGTAGCCTATTACTATCCCGTTCTTAAACATGTTCTTATGTCTAACCATGATCATAATTTTCTCGATTTTGGTATGGACACGTTTGAAACTGTCTATAATCGTGTAGTTCAACATTTTGAAGGATTTAATTCAAGCTATTATTATACGCTAATTAAGGAAAATATTGGATTTCTTCGACCGTATCGTGAACAGCATACTTTTAAATATTATCCTATTCATGAATACAAGTGGAATTATGATGAAGGGATGAAACGTTTTTCTATTCAACATAGTGCATTACATCCATCTATACAAAAAGACATTCAAAATACACATGCCATACACTTCACTCAGGCACTTCATCATAATTCACTCTCTATAAATCAATACAACAATTTACTAACTCAGCATGAACGTACAAAAGCAGTTTTAACAGATTTACAAAAAAAGATAGATAGTGCACTAACTTCTGTTGGAATTCCATTTGGTCTTCAGACATCTGCCGATATTATTAATACATCACACAATTTAGCTACTTCAAATCCATTAGGCATAAATACACTCTATTTAAGTGAAACAGATACTGTTGTTCATGATATTGCAACAGGTCTTCTATCGAAACCTTTATTTAGTGGAACATATGCACGATCAACGCCTTATACATTTGGACGTATAACAATTAGTGACCTTGTCGCAGATTCTCAAAATTATCTAACGTTTCCTGCAAACTTTGAGTCTACATATGCTACAGCACTCAGTACACTCAATGCAAATAGTGTTGTCAATGAGCGCTTGGGAGCAGGTAATATCAATGGATATAGTGGAGTACAGCTTGCAATTTCGGATTTTTCAAGTTTATACAGTACCTTTACAAACTATTATAACCAACATATTAGTCAGGCATCTACCTTAAATGCAGTAACAACTATGCATGATAATTTAACACAAACATATGTTCAAAATAAATATACTGGCGTATTACCTCCAAGTCTTCTATCCAATAATGCATACTTAGGATCAGCAGGCACAGGTAAAATACAATTTCGCAATGATATCATTATGCGTGCTTCAACACCCTTTTTATCAGGTGCATGTACATCAAATAATCCATGCTGTCAATACATAGAACAGGCTATTACAAACTGGTATGGATGTATTCCTGCAGAATATGTAATAACAACATTGCCTTGGAAACTTGGACTAACTGTAACTCCAAGTGATATCTTACAATTCTTAAGCACACTTACAAATGAATCTATCAATACACCTTATAATGTATATTTACAACTCAATATTGATAAATCTATGAATAATATGGATGTTGCTATGAAAGAAGATTCAACAATTACGAATGAACCCGTTGCAGAATCAAAAGTTGTACTCGGTAAACTGCTAACAGAAGGTTCAGGTCTCTCCGATATTACACAAACAATTATTCAAAATCCTGCTCAGTTTGCAACACCTATTGGTAAACTTGATAGATTACATTTTACAATGTATTTGGATGATGGCCTTGTACCTATTTCAAAACTGTTTCCATTTGGTCTGGCATTTACAGAATGGGATGCTGTCATACAAATTGATGAAGAGATTGGATATCTTGATAGAACAACAGATTTAAGTACAATTCCGAGTGTTCAATGGACGGGAAATACACGACCATATTAAAAACTGGTTGTACTGAATAGGATGTCTGTGGTTCAACCAGCAAATTCAATTCCAGCTGAAAGTTTCCCATTTGCAAATGTTGGAACAACTGATAGCTTATTTCCACCTGTTTGTCTTAAATATCATTGGGATCCAACGGTAATGCTCAAACATATTTTACCCGAGAAAGGCCAAGGATCGAGTCTTCCTCTTCCTATGGACTTTCGTCCATATGTCAAAGTCTGTAAAAACTATGTCACAAGTGCACCCGCTGTCGAAGCACCTCTACCACCTGCAGGTGTAGTGTTTCCCAGTGGAGGAGAGTTCTATCCACCCGGTCGCTATTCAAATGCTATAGATAATGAATCCAAATTACATTACCTTGATCGCAGACTCAATCGCTGGTGCCAGAAAGATGAATGGGTTCCCAGTGTGCACAGTGATATGTCTGTACCGAATGTTATGGTGCCCAAAAGCACTAGTGCGCCTAGTCCCTTTGTTCAAGAACTCGCTATGCCTCAGTCGTTACTACGTACAGAGGCATATGATTGTCGTTCAAAAGATGATAAAGTAAATTGGGAAAACTCTGCTCGCCTTTTCAATAATCCTACCAAACAAGATCGCTGGGGCAAAGAACGTTACTATGCTCTTCCAGGTGGAAAACTTGTTATACCCCACGGTGAAGCACAACGTGTGACTCCTACTGCTCAAGCACGTGCGGGTGCGATGAATATCCCTCGTCCTGGTGGCAATGGCGTCAGTGAAAATTCAAAAGCATTCGGCGGAATTCAACCCATCTATCAACCCCAAGATCACTATATTCGTATTCGTGGATTATCCTCTGCAGGCAATCAAGCTCCTGCATAAGAGTATTTTGCAACTGCATGATTCCAGATTGCCTCTGCTTGTTCGAATACCTCCTCTGTAAGATCATACATATATACAGTTCCATTGGCCATATTCACAAATCCCATAGAAGTGATTCCTGGAAATTCCAGCGTATACAGGTATATCTTTAAGAGGAGCATAATCTTTTCATCTGCTGTTGGCTCTTGTGTTGCATCAAAATAGAGTTTATAAATAGTTGTATCTGTTAAAATATCAAAATGCAGAGGGGGTAGTTCAAATGTTGGAACTTCATAATGAATACAGAGGGATGGATTCGGTAAAGTTTCCATCCAACTGTGCACGGCTCTCTCTATAGCAAGTGTTAGAATCTGCATCTCTGTTTGCACCATAAATGGGCTTACCTCTTGATACTGGTAAAGAGGAATATTACGTCCCTCTATTACACTTGAAAGAGAGGCCATTCGCCATAAATCGGGTAAGATAGATGTGCTTCTCTTTAGAGGATCTATCACAGAGTGCCAAGAGTGAAGAACAAATGGACGTAACTCTGTTGGTACAGAATTTCGCACATTTGCAAAACGAAACTCGTCAAGGTCAAAACCACCATGTCGCAGGGGGCGAAGCTGTCCGCGAACTTTCGCAAGAATCATGACCGCGTGAACCATCTCTTGAATATCCCACTTCAAGTGTGGAAGTTTTCTCTCTATATACTCTGCCAAATCCACATACTCTATGGCTGGCATTTGGAATGTGTGTTTCAGAAAATGATGAACAAGATGCTCAAACTCTGCCTCATATTCTATCCAAAATGTAAGATCTTCTTTATAAATTCGTAAGGTTAAGAGGGTTTCATCTACACAGTGAGTACGTAAAGAGGCGAGAGATTCGAGCTCGATGGCACACTGGCGGAGAAAAATCCAGCGGACGAGCTCGAGCCAGGTCTCACGAATGTCGAGACTCTTCACGAACTGTGGAGTTGTAAAAAGCTCTGCAAATCCATAAATTGTATCTCTTGAAGAGGGCTGTAAAGAGGGAACAGAGCTATCTGTACGTAAGAGATGCCAATCATCTCCATCAAATCCAGTAATCATATCTTCAAGAGAGAGTGAATGATTAGAGGCTTCATATGTACTAAGTTTAAAAGAGCTGATATTGTGATAGATCAAAAAATAGCGTGGAATTTCACGAACAAATCTGCACAGTGCTCTCTCTTGTTTTGAATAGGTCATAATTAACTCTTTTCGTGCCCTTGTCACTCCAACATAAAAGAGACGACGTTCAGCAATAATATCTTCATCTGTTTTTCTTGAAGGAAACACATCATCGTGTAAATTCATAAAATACACAGTGTCCCATTCAAGACCTTTCGATGCATGAACAGTTGCAAGAGTAATTCGTCGTGTATGTGATTTTGATCTCTCTGGATCATATTTTGTACAGAGTGTATAAATTAATCCTCTTTGATGAAGTCTCTCTTCAATCTTGTATAGATCATGATTATATCTTGAAATCACTGCAAATGTCTGTTTTGTATGTTTTCTGTATGCAGATTCAATCTGATTTACAATCCATTCATATTCATCTGAACCACGAAAGAAGAAATGTACAGAGGGTTTTGTTCCACCTTTTTGATGTGCTACCATCTTTTGTTTATAGGGCAAAGTTGGAATAAAACGCATAATAGAATTGGCTATAGTGACAATTGCCTCGGTTGATCGATAGTTGCGACAGAGCTGATAGTCAACAACACCTTTTTTATGTTTATGAAAATTTAAAATAAAATCGACAGAGGATCCACGCCATGTGTAGATATTTTGTGCATCATCACCTACAATAGACATCGTTGCCCATCGATGATGAAAAAGTTCTAATAGACGCCATTGCACATGATTGATATCTTGAAACTCATCCACAATAATTGCTTTGAAATTTGTAATCCATTGACGACCTGCATCAGTTTCAAGCCATTTTACCAAGCGGTGAGGAATTTCATCAATAAATGGCTGATCGCGTAGCGACTTTGGATCATGATCACGAAGAATCTGTGCAGCAAGGGCATGAAATGTTCCTACATAGATATTTTGATGACCAACTAGGCGAATCACACGTTCACGCATTTCATTCGCTGCCGAACGACTAAATGTCGCAAGCAAAATACGATGTGGTTGTATATCATAGTGTTCAATTAAATATGCAATACGTGCAGTAATTGTCGTTGTTTTTCCAGAACCTGCAGAGGCTAAGATTCGTTGATTTTCATTTAAAGGGCTCGTCACAACTTTGAATTGCTCTGCATTTAACGTCACAGAACCTTTTGAAAAGGTTAAGGAATATGTATCAGTATCCATCTTGCATTGAATGTTTGCTTACTCACTTATTAATATAGAGTAACTACTTTAGGTCAATGCGTAATCAAGTCATTTAAGAACCTACTCATACAATAGTCTAGTCATGGATAGAGCTGGGTTTGAAGCTATTGTTACACGTGAAATTAAAATATGGCAAGAATCTGAGTCTACACAACCTGTGTTTTCACTTAAATTTCAGAATCATCTTTACGGATGTTTTTCTGTTCTTGAATATCTAGGAGAGGGTGCATTTGAAGTGAAAGATAGTTCAGATGGAATTCTGTTTGTATCAAAAGACAGTTCTGGATCTGTATTTAATCCTTTTTTACAATTTCGTCTTGTAGGATCTGAATTTGGATTTTTACCTGATCCACGGGCATTTTTTGATAGCTGGTCTGATTCCTATAGAAATGCATGGATTTGGGCATGGAAAACGTATGGTGTTGAAAAGAAACTCGATGAAATTGACTTGCTTGAGGGTGCACTTTTTGCAATTATACAAGATCATGGACTTTCATATTTTAAAGATGCTATTCAAGTTGGCCAATTATCAATAGAGTCTGAGAAAAAAGCACTTGAATTGCTGGAAAAACCTGAACGTAAACTTACACATGAAAAAGAGGGTGGAACACGACGTGCAAAACGTGCAATAACACCTATGGCACGACGTAAACGATTCCGTAAAACACGTAAATTACTCAATTCTGATAATCTTATTGTGAAGCAGACACATTAATAGTTGATTGAATAAAGTCTTTCCAATACGAAAGTTTGAGTTTTTCTAAATTCCAGGTTTTTTGAATCATGGTCGACCATGATGATTCGAGAAATTCTTTTGTCACTTGATCCCAAGAATCAATAAATAGTATAGGAAGATCTGTCCATTGATCATGAACAGGAGATCGTTCAACGACTGGAATACTACCTACATATAGAGTCTCCCAAAGACGATGGGTATCAATACCCATACCTCGTGGACATAGAGTAAACTTAGATTGTGCAATTTTTTGTAAATAGTTTGCGCGTGCTTCAAATGTATTTTGTGGCTGTTCACATAGAACCCAGTCTTTTTTCGAAAACTCATTCCAAATCTGAACTCGTTGTTGAGGATATGTATTCATATTTATATTCATATAACATAAGTGTTTTTTCTGATGACTATGGTTACGTGCTTCAATAATCTGATCTAAATTTCCATACAGTTTAAATATTTGCCCATCTGTATTATAATTTGTAATACCTAGTGGAAGTGCATATAGATTTGGATAACTACAATCTTTATTCACAGTAAACCACACATTGGAGCGATTATGATTTTTCTCATATACTTGATCTGTTATAGTATAATCACTATGACTTGTAATTAGACATTTGCGTTTTTCTTGAATATAATGTCCATTATTACGCCATGTAAAATTATGAGGCGTATAAAATACATCGATTTTCATATATATAACATCAGGATTATTTACAAATGCGTCATAATATCCATCCGTTGTAATCATATCATCCTTTGTATAAAATGGAAGGATATTTGCATGAGGAAGATAAATTGAAGTATATAGTAATTGCATAAGACGCGTATCGATTGCACGATCTTGTCCTTTGATTCGATAATGATAATGTCCTTCATTTCGATATGTAAGAATATCTTGCGATGTAAGCATATTATTTCGAACATCATCATACAGATCGCACCGCATACCTAATTTCATAGGAATACCTAATTGTTGAAACACTAGACCCATTACAACATCATCATTATCCATAGTGTATGGAATATTATCTTTTTGTTGAACAATTGGTTCAATATAGTTTCGAGGAACTATATATCCAGAACCTGATGGAAATGAAAAAGTGGGAAAGTTTCCAATTATACATGTTGGTTCTGTTATAGGGTTTTTAGAATTATATAATTCAAGATTGTTTATATCCCAAAATGAGCTTAGATTCGTTCGAATGATATAATCAAATGAGTAATTATGTAAACAATATTCAAATGCTTTGATTGTTTTCTGCATAATACCTGGAACTTGAGATTCAGTTCCTTTAAAATAGAGAATATTATCTTTGAGCAAGAAATCGCCTTCAATAGTTTCACTATTACGAATAAACAATGCAAGACATGTATTAGTATAATGTTTAAATACATTTTGCAGTATCATGTGATTTTTTTGGTAGCATTCTAAATTATCACTATCTATTATTAAAAATATATATTTATAATGCATTTTAGTATATAAATTCATATGTAATTATGAGTTTAGGCCGTTTACTATAGTATGAATATCTCCTGGCGTCCATATGCATTGACTTCCATATAAATGTGCATCTGAAAACTGATTTGTTTTATAATATTGTAAGAAAAATGGAATATTATAATTATGATGATAAAAATCAAACCTACAAAATCCTGCTATTTCATCTGTTAAATAGATATGTTGATGAATAGGGTTTGAACTTTTCCATGATTCTATTTTTTGATAAAGAATGGTCTGATCAGAATACCAATGCGATTGGGATCGATCTGCATTGTAGTCTGTTGGTGAATATCTTTCCAAAAATGTATCAATATCTGCCTCACATTGTATACCTGTGATTAATGACCATGTTTTAGAATTTGCTATATTATAGCAAATAGCAACCTGTTCAGGTGGTACACATGATTTAGGTCTATAGGAAATAAATGTATTTTCAGTAGAATATTCTTGAATTGATTGACTGTAATATTCAAGTTTTCCTGGAATCATATCCATATCTGTAATTAAAATTCCATCTTCTTCTTTTAGAAGTGCAGGCCATAAAATTCGAATAACTTGTGCAATAAAAGTTGGATGAATTTTAGAATTTGGATACACATAACGATGAATATACTGTTCATAGGCTTTGCATTCTTCAGGTAATGGATCTTGTGAAATAAATAAAATAGTTATACGCAGATCATTGGATAGACGTTTCCATGCTTCTATAAATAGAGGAATAAATTTTGTATAGCGTGGATTATTATCGCATGCAGTAAGAATATGTGCAAGTTTCATTCTTGATTTGTTTATTAACAGACGCTTTAGACTTAAACCTAAAGATTTATAATGTGTGTGGTCTATATAAAACACAATGAATGTAGCTATTTTAGTTCCAGTATGTTCTCGTAATCAGCACTATACATCACAATTCGAAGTGCCATTTCTAAAGTATTTTTATCCATCCTTTATGAACACATGTGATTCTGATATTCAATATACTATTTTTCTAGGGTATGACGATGATGATCTTTTTTATAAAGGTATGATTAGTACATTTACAAGTATTGATAAACGTATTAAGCCATTTGAACTCAAAGGATGTCAACATTCTCCACCGAGTGCATGGAATGCATTAGCAAAGATTGCATACGAAGATCCAACTACACATTTTGACTATTTTTTCCAAATTGGTGACGACGTTGTACTTGAGAAAAAAGGATGGGCAAAAGCATTTATTCAAAAACTTCAGGAACACAATAATATTGGTGTAGTTGGACCATGCAATATGCTTAACTATCATCAGCGTGTATCGCGAGGTATGAAGTATGTCATTGAAAATGCATTTGTATCACGTAAACATATGCATACGTTTGGATATCTATTTGAACCAAGTATTCGTAATTGGTATTGTGATGATTGGATAACAAGGGTATATGATGATATATTTTGTGAGATACAGTTAGATTATCCCTGTATAAATTCAGTAATTGATACGCGTTATGCTGTACAAATGTGTCCAGATATTGCGAAGAAAATAGAAGAGGGTAAAAAAATGCTAGGCAATCCGACCACTGACTGAAAATTCAGGATACTCTTCTAACTGATCCATATAGTTTTTTCGAAATAGAATGACATTTCCACAAAAATCACACGCATTTTCACGATGGAGTTCTATAGTTTGACAGGTCTCACCTTCAAAACGATATATAGAGGTAAAAACGACTATATGTGATTTATAGGGTGTGTAGATATAGTCGCGTAAAAAGTCCTGATCACTCGAGTATGCATCAAGGTTTTGACATTTTTGTTTAAATTCATTATATTTTTCTTGAATATTCAGACCAAGAATTTTTTGCATTCCCCATTGTCCACCCATCATCTCTTTCTGATGCCACATATGATCACGAATTGTAAAGATAGCATTTGATGATACTAGAAATTTATTAATACACCATTGATCCCTGTATGTAAAACGACTGTCTGCATCACGAACAATCATAATATCTACATCAGGATCATCAATTGCAAAAAAACGATATGCCATAAGTCTGCCACCCGTTTCGTTTGAAAAAATGAGTTTTACATTGGGAAATGTCTTATATTTTTCAATATAGTCTTGCGGTGTATCTGAACCAACTGTAATCCATGTTTCAAAAGTAGGATAGTATTGTTGAATCTGTTGTAAATTACGAACTAAGCCTTCTGTATATTTTAACTGATTGCCATAGATGCAAAATGAAAATACATTTTTCAACATAGTATAAAGATAATTATTGGAGTATCTTTATACTGTATGCAAGTAAATGTAAGTATTATTATGGCTACATATAATCGTTATGATACATTTGTAGAGGCTGTTCAAAGTATACTGAATCAGACATATTCTCACTTTGAATTAATTATAGTGGACGATGGATCAACCGACGAACGCTATAAACAATTGGAAAATATGTTTAAAGAAAATCAACGTATCCAAATTCTACGACTAGAAGAGAATTCTGTCAAGAAGTTTGGTCATAAAAATCGTGGTTATGTTCGCCATCAGGGAATTCTTAAAGCACGTGGTCGACTGATTGCTATCTGTGATGACGATGATCTTTGGAAACCACAGAAGCTTGAAGTTCAAATGAAACGTATGCAAGAGACAGGAATTGATTTTTGCTCTTCTGAAGGATATTATTGTATTGGTGATTTTCGAACGAATCCTGGACCATGGAATATGCGCATCTATCATCACGAACACTATCGATGGTTTTTGATACAGAAACTAGGCGGTGAAGGTAAATTACCTGAAATTTGGGAAAAAGGATTTTTAGAGATTCATAATTTTATTGTTCATAGTTCTGTCATATTTTCAAAAAAGATCTATATGGATGTAGGAGGATATCGAGATTTACCCGTTGATGAAGACTATGATCTACTTCGACGCATAAATGCAAACGAAAAACATCTATTTATTCATGAGCCACTCTTTTTATATCAAGGACAATAATGTAGTATCTATTTTCTAAGAATCGTATGAGGAGGATCAATTGCAATGTATCCTTCTACACCAACTTCGTCAATATAGTGTACTTCTGACATCAAAGAAGGTAGATACGATTCAATACATGTCATATTATTCGTTTTCATAAATTCCACCGTTTGATGTATTTGCTTTTGAAATACATCAAATTGTGACGATGGAATTGAAAATAATATTGTTACACTTTTACGAAATGTAGGTAGTATATTCGAAAAAAGTTCACGTTTATATGTATTATTGAGTCTATATCGTCCAGATAATTTAATAATATTTTGTATTTGTCCTTGTTTATATTCATCAAGTTGTTGAATAAATTCTAATCCTTTTTGAACAATATAGGCATCGCCTAATCCTTTACAATTTGATTCAATACAGTTTGCAATTGTTTCTCTTTTATCTGAAATATCATAAAAATAGTCAACTGACTGTTTTATTCTATTTTTATTCATTTCAGATGTTTTACTTGCTTCTACCAATAAAATAATACTCGTTGGTGAATATGCTCGAATAGATTGAATAGTTTGTAGAGTCTGTTCAAATCGTTCTTGTTCTGAAAATAGACTTCGAACTGGAAAATAGGACCATGGCTGTGATCCAGTTTGAATAACACTTGTAATAAGAAATATATCAGGCATTTTACTTATTATAAGTATTTAATTAAAATTCTTTATACTATATTTGCAGATTGTTCAATATATGTTCGTAACCACTCTTTCGTGAAATATGTATCAAAAAGTCGATTTTGTTCATCGATATAATATGTATATTTAATTGGATCTTGTAACATGGTTTTAATGTCTACAAATGCATGTTCTGAATCAAACATAAGTTCAGGAGGAACTAAATAACCCTTTTCAAATGGCCATTGTAAATTATTCTTCTCTTGAATAATGAGTGTTCTAGCTATGAGTAATTCTAACGTACGTATATTTGGTTCTCCACAACCTAATATATCTGCTCCACACTGAAATGTGGCAAGTTCTTGGATATAGTGCTCTTTTGGAATATGGTAATTTATAATATGTTTATGAATCTTTTGATAGGATTCAAATCGATTACGAATAATTGGATATCCTAAATCATTATTATGTACATAGAGCCCACCAGACCAATGAATGTGTGGTTTTCGAGAAATTGTGGTTTTATATTTATCATGATCTTCTAATATTTTCCATAACACATCTTTGGGTCGTCCAAAAATAATAAATGGAAATGAAAATACATTTGACTTATACTGTTTATTTCGTACATAACATCTCTTAAAAAATGTAATCTGTTTATCTGTTTGTATATAATCATTTGGATCATAATCATAATCGTAATTATCAAAAAATAGGATCTTTTTGAAATTATTATTATTAATTATATTCATAATTGTATCATATATATGTTTGTCATTCGGTACTGTATTAATTTTAAATCTATCAAATATAGAGAAGACTACAATAAATATATCATAATTGTCAGAATTTATTTGTGAAATGTCTTCTTTATATTCAAAATTATATAGAGATCTACATTCTTCTTGTGTATGAATCCATTCATTTCGTGTATCCCATCGATAATAGTCTGCTTCGGGAAAAAGTAGTTTTAGTCCCACAACATGATGAATTGCATCAAGTATGGCTATTCTCATGTTTCTCAGGAATAGGAATATTAAAATGAGTCAAAATACGACGCATACATACTTCATCGGACAGATTATCAAGAATATAATTACGTGGTGTAAATATATGATATGACTCTAACATATATTCAAAAGCTTTTGGAAATTCTTCAATAGTTGTAATTTTTATTCCACATTCATTTGACCAGTAGGGTACAGATGTAGCTAGAAGCTTTTTTGGATATTGATATGAATATACTGGAGCATTCTCGCTATACATTTCATCATACATTGAGCTTGCATCAAGGACTAAAAGAGGTATATTACATGCCATTGCTTCTTCTAGAGCAAATCCTTGCGATTCATGAGCATCTATTGAAATCATAAATTTAGTCTGTTGAAGTGCCTCTAAATACTCAGTCTCTTTATAGCTACCATATTGAAATACTTTATAGGATATTTTTTTTTCTTGAAGTATTTGTAAAACAGACTGAAAGAGTTTTGGATTACGATGTTTATAATAAACTATACAATCAAGTGTTTTATTTATATCTGTAGGTACGAAACGTTCTGTATCTACAGGAAATGGAAATTGAACAATTGGCATACGTAGTTCAGGTACACATTCTCGAATAATTCCTTCATTCCATTTTGACAATGTATTATATACACAACGACCGACAAGTGTTGTATCAAGTGGTCCAACAATTGGACCTGATGGAAAAATAAACATTTGTGGACCATAAATAATTTTTATTCGTTCTGGTATTTTATTCGGCTCTACAAAATTTACATTACACCATAATATATCATAATTATCTTCACATATTCTATCAAGGGAATGTGTTAGTTCAAAATTTATAGTATATAGCTTACACATACGCGTCATGCCATCATAATTTTTATGATGAGGCGTACCCGCTTCTAAATATACAATGATCTTCATTTTCTATTTATTATCATAGTTATTTGTCTTTACACTATAATGTCTGAATTTGCATAGTTCCAGGAAATTGATATCCTTTTTCATACGTTGATCCGTGTGGTGTCCAACGATCAGGTATGATAAGATATGGGCGATTTGTATTCAAATACAATCCCCACCATGAAAATGTTGAATTTGCACATATTCCACCTTTTTGACACGATTTGATTAAAGCGAGTGAATCAATTTCATTTTCATAAATAATTTTGTGTCGAATATCTTTCAAAAATTCCCAGTCTTCACACCACTCATTATCATTTGAAACAATATAGGCTACACCTGTTCCTATATGATCAACTGCCCTCTTATAATAGTTTGATAAATCAATAAAATGAGAAGAATTATTTATATAGTCGCCTCGACGCACATGTAAAAAATATGCATCTGACAGATCATCATATTCAGATCGATCTATAATTGTCATATCAAATGCAAATAAATCAGTAATTTCTTTCTTAAATGGTTCAATATATGGATAATGTTGAAAATGTCCAATCAAATGAACTTTTTCTGAATTGGGTATTTGTTCATACATTGAAAGAGGATATGGATAGCCACAGGATTCATAAATTTCTCTTGTATGGGTTACATCATTCGATACAAACTGTTGCCATGGCTGGAAAATTCTCTGTGCATAGTCTAAGTCACTATGTTTTTCTGGAGGCATAGGCATCGGACGAATACAAAAATCATGCCCAGTCTGTTTCGCAACCGAATAAATGGATGCAAGTTGGAACATTCGATTACCAATTCCACCCATAATATATGGAATTAGCATTTATTTATAGATAATCTTGAAATTATATATTTATATAATAACGCATGTGCGAACTTTCAGTGCTATTATGAACCTTTTGTTCAAATAAGGGATCATGCTACTAGAAGCATTATTAATAGGTGTTTTATTATTTTTGACACTTACATTCTTTTATAAGCAAGCTATCTGTGAATTTCGATTAAATCAAATTGAATGGACACAGACTGAAAAATTACATGAACTTTTTACGGAAAAGGTTCCGATCATTATTCGTGGTCGACCGCCTACTGCATTTTGGACACAAGAAGATGTTTTATTACGTGAATGTTATGCAATGGTGCATATATTTGAAGATCGCATTCTATCTGACTGGGTTTCTCAAGCACAGCCCGCTGAAGAATGCCCATGGTCTTTGGATCATGCACGAATTTTAGGATCAAAATCAGTAAGTGGCCTACAATTATGGACAGAACGAGTATTAAATCCTGTCATATACGGGACAAATCCACTTTTAAAGTTCTGGTTAAAACCATCGAGTGCATGCTGGGCAGGTGAAAAAGGTCTATGGAAAACAGTCGCCCCTTGGACTATTGTATTTGTTACACAGGGTGCGATTAATATAACAATAATGACAGAATCTGTCGAACCATCATTACCTACCGTCTGGAAAGGAAAGTATCCCTCACGTATGTCTGCCCTCGATACACCATTTATTGGTGATCTTAAATTTATGGATATTGTTCTTCGTCCTGGAAATATGCTATTTATGCCTGCTCACTGGTTTATTGCATGGACAGCATTGGATCAAGGTGAAGATACTGTATGCCCTATGGTATGTAGTGTTGAATATCATAGTCCTGTAAGTCAGTTTGCCGAGTGGTCATCAAGAACTTAGACATTGTGTATGATAGATTTCTAGAGACAGCAAAATGGAATCTGACGGTGAATCATCTACGAGCTTAACGGACATTAATTCATCTGAAATGGATCAAACACAGGTAGAAGAGTATCTTGAAGAATGTGAAGATGTATTTTCTCAAATATCTGAAAATCTAATGTCATGCATCCAGATGATCGAAAATATTGCACAACGTATTGATCAAAACGTTATTCGTGTTGAGTATAATAAAGATGTATATACTATGTCAGATTTAATTCTTCAATTTCAGAAAGAATATGAAGATTCTAATAATGGGACCAGTTCATGGGGATCTTTTGTATTCGATAAACTCCAGCAATGCAGTAAAATTGAATCCTCGAACTAGTAATATAGTTATTAACATAATGGATACACTTACACCTGAACAACGAAGTGTCTTTGACATAATTGAATCAGGTAAAAATGTATTTGTGACAGGGAGTGGTGGTACTGGAAAATCGTTCCTTATTCACAGTCTGTATAATGAACTTCCTAAACGTATGCTACAAGATACTGGACTCGGTGTCCGTGTCTCAGTCACTGCACTCACAGGTTGTGCAGCAATTCTCTTAGGATGCCATGCAAAAACCATTCATAGTTGGGCGGGTATTGGACTGGGAAAAGGCACTGTAGAGGAACTGGTCTATAAGATCAATCGAAATGGGCGAGCAAAAAAGAACTGGAAGTGTACCAATGTCCTAATTATTGATGAAATTAGTATGATGACACCTGAGTTATTGGAAAAACTCGATATGATTGGTCGCAGTATTCGTCGCAATCGCTCAAAACCATTTGGTGGTATACAAGTGGTTTTGATCGGTGATTTTATGCAGCTACCACCTGTTACGAAAGGTGAAGAGATTAAATTTGCATTTGAGTCTGAGAAATGGAACGAGATTATTCATGAAGTTGTTGAACTTACACATATTCATCGTCAACAAGATAATTCATTTCGTAGTATTCTTGAAGAGGCACGATTTGGTTCTTTGAGTCCTGAATCGATTCGTATCCTTGAATCACGTATGCACTTGAATTGGAAAGCAAATCGTATTCGTCCTACACTTCTATTTCCGCGCCGTGCTGAAGTAAACTTAATTAATGAAAGTAACTTGAATGCATTAACTGGTCCTCGATATTCATATAAAGCATCTACTGTCATTGGACCTGAACATAATGCAGGGTTTAACCAAAAAGATGAAGCCTTTAAACAGTATGTAGCTATGTTTGATCGTGAAGCAACCTATGAACCTGAACTGATTCTGGCTGAAGGTGCTCAGGTTATGCTTCTAACAAATTTAGATATTGATAAGAAACTTGTGAATGGAAGTCGTGGAGTTGTTGTAGGCTTTAAAGAAGATACAATACATACACCTATTGTTGAGTTTCTATGTGGATTAACCATGCCTATTTCCAACGCAGTATGGGAACTTGAAGAGTATCCTCACATATTTCGATCACAGATTCCTCTTAAATTAGCATACGCAGTAACCACGCATAAATGTGTATCAGAAGATACATTATTATCAATACCAGGAAAAGGGTTAGTTAAAATTAAGGATATTGAATGTAAAAATCAAGAACGTAATACAATACATTATCCAGATGACCTACAAATAGCAGGTATTTGTGAAACGAAAGATATTATTGAGGTATTTAAAGGTTCTATTGAAGATGCTATAACATTTACTACTCAATTTGGATATAAAATTACAACTAGCACTCGTCATCCTTTGCTCGTATTTAATAAAGAAACACTTATGTTTGAATGGAAAAAAGCACCTACAATTACAAAAGATGATTATATTGTATTAAAAAAAGGTGCATATGTTGAAGGAGAATACTTATCATTAAATAAAGTAACATTTACAAAACCATATAATAAAGTTATTAATATCCCAGAATACCTAAATGAAGATTTTGGGTACTTCATTGGTGTCATGCTTGGAGATGGATCTATTAATGATAAAACATATAGATTTGATTTACTTGGAATGGATATGGATGTACTTGATATATGTATTAATATCTTAAAAGAACAATTTAATATTATTGTAACACGTCATGAATGCAAACATAGAAAAACTATTACACAACGAGTATTCTTTCATTCTAAACAATTAGTAGAATTATTTAGATTTATTGGATATAATTTCCAAAAAGCAGATAAAAAAGTGATTCCAGATTGTATCCTCATGTCACCTATTTCGGTACAGAAAGCAGTTATACAAGGTTTATATGATACTGATGGTGGTGTATCTAAAACTCTTATTAATTATACAACAACTTCAGAAATTATGGGAAAACAAATACAACAAATGTTATTTAATATGGATATTTCAGTATCAAGGGTAATGATGCGAGATAAAGTAATTGAAAAAAACTGGAAAGCTGTTTATAGATTAAATATTTCTGGAAAATCAGCACTTTCATTTGTTACAGATATTGGATTTAGATGTAAAAGAAAAATAGATATGTCTAATGTAAGATTTTATAAGAGAGATACACTAAGAAAAAATAGCAAGTCACAGACGTTTGAAATACCAAATGGTACAAAGATAATTACTAACCTACGAAATGAGATGCGTCTTGGGCTGAAAAGAATAAAAAGTAATAAAATAACATTATCTGGTAATAAAATTCTAAGTTCCATTATTACTGGTAAACAAAAATTAAGATGTGATTCACTAAATGTTATTATTAATGAGATTGATAATATTTCACAATATCCAACAGGTAAATTATTGGCATTTATATATAATAACAGTATTCTGATTGATACTATAAAAAATATTGAAAATGTATCAAATATTCAAATGTATGATATTGGTGTTTCACCTCTAAATACATCTGGATTTCTCCCTGATGGACATGACTTTATAGGAAATGGTTTTGTGAATCATAATTGTCAGGGTGCAACACTTGACTGTGCATTAATTGACATCGGATCGAATATCTTTGAATTTGGTCAAGCCTATGTCGCTCTCTCACGTGTTCGATCACTCGATAGTCTCTATATTCATGACTTTGAACCCGAAGCTATCTTTGCTCATCCTCGTGTTATTGAGTTCTATAGAGGTCTGCGACGAACAAATGAAGTTGTAGATCCTGAAATTCTTGAGGATGAAGATGAAGATGAAGTTGGTTCAGATCCAGTTGATACAGTCGAAGAGAACTGGCTATTTGCATCTATTCCTGAATCATGGAAATCTGTTCTACGTTCTCGTCATAAAGTTATTGATAAACTATCAGCATTTCTTACAGATAAGGCATTTCTACCGAAAAAAGAGAAGATCTGGAATGCACTTTCCCATGTAAGTCCAGATCAAGTTCGTGTAGTTATTCTAGGTCAGGATCCATATCCAACGGCTGGACATGCTATGGGTCTTGCATTCTCTATTGAAAAAGATATTCGACCATTGCCTGGATCTTTGCGCAATATCTTTAAAGAACTACAGA